AATGGCATCAATATAGTTCATGTTCTTATTAACTTGCACAAGACCTTCTATCTCTTGTGCAAATCTTGCAGGACAAAAGAACTTACTTTCGAGTGCCTTCTCTAGTTCATTCTCCATGCGATGCCCCAGTATTGTGATGTACAAATTCTTTAATATAACGAACTAGAAGTTTAATATAATCCCCTTTGTTTCTTTTGTCAAATACTTTTACTTCACCACTAGGAGTTACCATCAGGGTGATAAGTTTTTTAACAGGGATCTCAGTTAGTTCGTAGTAAGCTGCTGCATAAAAGGTCTCCTGAACGAAATAGTTTTCCAACCATTTCTCAGGTTTAATCTTCTCAGATGTCTTAAAATCTATGACTGCTAACTCACCTTCATACTCTGCTATACAATCAACTCTTCCAGCAAGACCAAGGTACTCAGAGTAAAGGGTTCTTTCTATAGCGTGTATATTATTTATCTTGTCCAGATATGGTGCTGCATGATGGAACATGAACTGAGTTGCTGGTCTATAATCATTCCAGTTAAGTTCTTTATTCTCTAGATATGCCTGTGCTGCCTCATGGAAATCAGTTCCCCGTGCAGTGGCTTTCTTTGTAATCTTATTTGCTTCTTCTATTCCTATTCTCTTTCTCCACTTGATAAAGATATCACGATTATAAAATGAAGTTACCGAAGTAATAGATGGAACCCAACTACCATCAGGTAATTGATACAGTCTACAACCAGGTGTTTCTTTTTTCTCTAGTTCAATGTCACCTAAGAAATTATGATGAGTGAAGTTCATAAACCAAGTTCCAATTTTGCAAGTAAATATTCTTTACATAAACCTGATCTTACAATATCTTCAACACCAAATTCAATGATGTCCAATGATGGCATGACCCTTAGGATCCTCATGAAATCATGAATACCATTCCGTTCATTCTGTTTAATCAAGTCAGTCTGAGTAGCATCACCACAGAACATGATCTTGGTATCTGTACCCACTCGTGTCATTATACTATCTAATTCATGATAATTCAAGTTCTGAAATTCATCTACGATAATGATAGCCTTGTCTAAGGTGGTTCCCCGAATAAATGAAGTGCTCCAGAAATCAATAGTATTCTGTGCTTTAAGATTGCCATAGAGCATTTGGAAGTCTGCATCTGATGGCATTTCAAACATATACTTCACCATATTCTTATATGGTATCTGATATAGGAATGACTTATCATCATGATCACCAGGTAAGAATCCAATCTCTCTGGTGGCAACAAGTGACCTTACAATGTAAATCTTATCGTAAGGAGTGCTTGGATCAAGAACATCTTGAAGAGCATTGTAAAGAGTAATAAAAGTCTTACCAGTTCCTGCTGCACCATAGGCAACAAGGTTTTTTCCATTCTTATAAGACTCAAATAATTTTTTCTGATTCTCTGTGAGGGGTTCAATGTCCCTCATCATATCAGTATTAATTGGTTTCTTTCTTTTCATCTGCTTAGATGTTAATCCAACACCTATAGGTTGATCTGTTTTCTTTTTACGTGGCATACTAATTAATCATCCCCCTGTGTTGTACCAATACCTTTTTTGGCGAGTCGTGCTCCAATACCTCCTGATTTGTCAGCTTTCTTGAGGACTTCACCCCATCCAGGATTTTTATTGACGAGTTTATCTCTCCACTCACCAACTTCAACTCCTAATGCTGGCATCTTAGAAGGGTCAGAAAAATCTCTAATCCAATCAGGATTATCTTCTTTCCACTGATCCCAAACATGAACACTCATCACGACTTCTTTTTGCTCACCAGTTTGTTGATTAACGACAGGGTATGTTGCCATATTTAAAAAATAAGGGTAATTATTTAGGAAATCCAGTCAAGAGCTTCCGCAACAGTGGGAAATTGTTCTTTAAAAATAGAACGAACTCCCTCTGCTACATCCATATGCTCTTTCTGCGTTCCATGTGCAGAACGTAGGTCAATATAATGAACCCATGACCTGACAGAACCAGTCATATAGATTCTTGTAGGAGTAGCAAGAGGTAGTACAAATCTTGCACATTCCTTAGCAACACCAGCATCAAGCATCTCTTTATATAATTTCATTCCATCTACAAAATGTCTTTGCATTTTAAGATTCAAATCTTCTATCATAAGAGGATCTAAATCATCAATACTATTCTGTCTGTTCTTATCATCCTGTCTACGTAGCTCTGGCAAAGGAATCTCTTTACCTAACATACTACTATCAGCATACCTTTGAGAGAACTCTTGATAAGTGAATGATCTATGCCTTAATATTTGTGCTGCTAGTCCTCTGGTAGTATTGATCTCTACCGTCATGAATGCTTGCTCAAAGACACTCCAGTGACCATGCTGGATGCAATACTTAAGAAGACCAGCAAACTTATCACTATCTTGGTTCTTAGGGTTACTAACACGGGCCACATATGCCATATGCTGTTCAGCATCTGGTGTTACACTTACTAGTTTAATCTGACTATTCATTAAAGACCTCATCATAATCTTCAGGTGGAGGAGTGAATGCTAATACATCTTCATCAGCATAAATTTCCGATTCTAATTCATCTACAATCTCTTTTAGAGCTTGTACTAAGACTTTCAGTTTTGCCTTATTCATTTATTAAAATACTTGTTAACCACTTCTATCTGATCATGATACCTTGCAATTTTATCTACTTCACATTGTATTGCTTCTGTAATATCTGAGTGCTCTCCAATACCAGCAGGGTGCTCTAGATAGACATTAACATTTGCTTTATGCTTTTCTATCTCTCCTTGAGCATGTGCAAGCACTGCTCTGATTAATTGTTCTCTCATATGAAGTGCCATAAGTATAACCTTTTTAATAATTATACATTAAAAAAGGGGGTGTGTAAACCCCCTTGATTATTAAGCAGAAGCAAGTTCTTTTTGGAACTTAACACCACGATAGGTTTCTTGAACCTGTTGTGTTTGCTTTGCTTTGCGTGTATCAGTGTCGTAAGAGACACCACGATAAGTGACTTGTGCCATTGTGTTACTCCGAAGTTAGGGATTTTGGCCCCGTTCCTTCAGTCAACTTGTGCGTCCCATTCACATCCTTTCTCAGTCGTCCCTTTAAGAACCTCAATTAATTCGGTTCTCACAGGATCCGAAGGTGTTACCTTATCAGTAATACCTTTTGCTTCCTCACAAGTGAGGAGAGTAGCGAGTAGTATGTCCATGAGATGAACGATCCGTTCCGAGTCGGCTTACTTGCGACCTGAATGTATCAGGTTGAACGATTGTGTTAATACTAACACAGTTACTTTATTTAGTCAAGTGTTTTTGTAAAACGTGATACAGTTTTACAACTGTCCACCATTTTTATCTAATAATTGAGATGCCTGAAAGAGATTAGACTTTCTATACTTGAGAGCCTTCTTATATTCTTTTACTAATCTATCCACCTCTGCCTGAGATACCTTGACATTTAAATGAGCTTTACCATCATCACTGGCAAATCCCAATCCACTATCTTCTCCTTTACTCTCCTGCTGTTGCTCCAAATATTCATTGATACTATTCTGGATTTCTCCTTCAATAATATCATTAATTTGTTGTTCTATTTCTTTATCATTCATCGATGCGAGGCCTCCTTTTTCTTTTTTTCCTTTCGGGTGATTTAACATTCCAAAGATTGGGTCTTATCGTACCGCATCCATAATCAATAGACTTAACTGACCCTGCTCCATATTTATCATAGTACATATCAAAAATATTTGCCATCTTTTCAGAACGAGTCACATCCAAATGTTCTTTACCATCTACAAGGTAAGTCACATTAAATGCATCTGTAGGAAGTTTTCTATCCTCTGCTTTTTCACGGGTAGTTTTTTCTAAAATAATCTGACAAGAATATTGTGCTGTATTTTTTTCAATCTGTTTTGGCGGTTCTGCTTTCTTCTCTGTCTTTGTGGTCATGAACGGCCTCCCCATTGAATATCAGGATATGCTTGTTGTACTACATCATAAGTAATTTTATACCTACTTTCTAAATCTTTATCTTTTACAAGACAAATGATCTTTGCTTCTTCAGGATGAAGACCTTCAAGCATCTGAACAAACATCGTTTCTCTACGAATAGCACTCAGACGATCATTCCCACCCTTTACAAAATGATAAAGATTCTTCCACTCTCTACGAAGAGATGTGTGATCAGTACCAATAGGAACTTCATTTTCTTTATAAGGAACAGGGCCCTCAGGTAGAACTGAGATTGCTGTTGGATCAAAATTCCAAATAAGAATTGCTTTCAGTGCATCATCAGCATATTGTTGAAGTATCTCTATCTTCTTTACTTTTGTTCTTTGCTTGTCCACTAGTTCAAGAATCTCATGAACAAAAGGATTGGGAGGAAGTTTAGCTACTACAGTAGGTTTTCTTCTAGTTGTTGTCGTCTTCTTCGTCGGTGTCATGTGTTTCAATTCTTAGGGCTAAAATTTCATCGGGAACTAAGTGTCCGTTGGCATCAAACATCTCTGGGTGAGTGTAAACCACTTGAGGAGTTGTTTCATATGAATGCTGTCTTGCCATCCATCCTATCATACCTCCTACTAATAATGCAAGTATAGACATTACTGTCATAAGTGTCAAGGTTACTACTAATGTTTCTGACATGGCACTCCTCCAAAGAGTTATTTTTTTCGGATGTCCAAGTAAAAATTAAAGTGAAAAACAATCTC